CCATACCAATTTTGTCGGCTAAAACACTTGCATTGTGTTGTTTACCTCCTTTACCCTCGTAAGTCATTTTACAAGGAACTGATCCAACTGAATCCCACATTATACAAAGTGAATAATCTAATTCACCTTTTTCTTGTGCATCTAATAGTTCATTAATGTAATCAGTAATTTGTTCGATATAACTGAAGTTGTTATTGAACAGGAAAAACCCGTCCCAAGTCAACTCACCTGTTTCTTCATCTACCACTTCCTCACATTCAAACCCCATTATTTTTGAGTGATCAAAAGACCATTTTTGTTCAGTAATAATGAATACAGGAAGAATATTTTTCTTTTGAGCATCAACTGCCGTTTTTATAAGTGCCGTTGTCTTACCTGTATCAGAGTGACCCAATAACATGTTAAGGTGACCAATAGCAGGTCCGGGTAATCCTACCGCATCCAAAAATTCAGGACCAAGATCAAAAAATCTTTGTGGTTTGTATTTTGCGTCCGAAGAGAATTTTTTCTTCAACGAACTAAAGTCGTTTTTTTTAAGTGCCATTACAGTTCGTAAATTTTAAAATTTGTAATTGTTTCTAATTTGTCTTTTGCGTCAGTCAGTTGAGTAACTAAATTATCCATTTCTTCAGTGTGTTGGGGATGTTCTCCAATACCAACAGAGTTTGTAAAATAAATGTAAAGTCGTGCTTCTGCATCCGCGATTTCCGCCTCATATTTTTTAATCAAAGCATCTTTCAATTTTTCAGCAATAATAGGTTTCATAGTATTTTATTTTTAAAAATATAGACAAAAAAACGGGAACAATAAACTGCTCCCGTTACATTTTGTTTAATAAAATTAGAATGGTAATTCTTCATCAGCCTCGTCGTTTGCTTGTGGATCAGCAACTTCGTTGATTGATTTTGGTGCTTGTGTCCCACCCATAGAAACTTCAGATGTTTCATCATTAGAATAAACATATCCACCTTTTTCAGAGTCCCAACGTGGAGTTTCACCACGAGCGATTGCTTCAAGATACTCAACAGGTTTTTTAGAATATACGTCTTCCCAAGTTAACTCATCAGAAACCCACTCTGACATTTGAGTTTCATCTTCTGAAATTGCAGATGGGTCATCATACATAACTGTTTGGATTACTGTATAGAAAGCACCTTTTGGTGTTTTTGCCTTTGTTAACTCAAGGATAAGGTCACGTCCTTTATCAGGATCAGTAATGTCTCCTTTCGCTTTCCAAATTGGAATAATTTTATCAAGGATTCCTTCTTGTTTGTAATTGTGTTTAAATCTCCAAAATTTTACTCCGTCTTGTTCGTTATCACGATCAACAACTTTTACAATATAAAACTTACGTGCTCTGTACTGTGCCGCCAATTGTTTGTCGGCTTCTTTACCTGTTGACATAAGCTCCTCATAAACTTCATTTAAAGGTGATCTCTCGTTGTCATTTTTTCCTGGATCATAAAATTTTTGATATTTACCGTCCACAAGGATTTCGTGGAACCATACTTCTTTGAACGGTGAAGATCCGTCTGTCGTAGGAAGAATACGTACTCGTCTCTGTCCTTGTTTTTCATTATCTTTCAAAAGAGCCGCGAAATATTTTTTCATTCGGTCCTCAGAAGACATTTTTGAAGTAGAACTGTTACTACTTTGAGTTGATTTCTCGTACTGTGCAAGTACTGCGTCTAGTGAATTTGTCGCCATGTGTAAATAAAAATTAAAGGTTTATGTTAAAATTATAAGTGTATAAAAAGTTATAGTCAAATTGTGTCGCCAAAAAAAAAAGTTTAAGGTCGAATTTATCGACCTTAAAAATTATGAATTAAATTTGTTTAATAAAATATCGTCTTCATCCTCCATTGGTTCGTTGAAAGATTTTTCTATGTCAGATGGGCTAAAACTTTCAACCTCATCTTGAGTTAGAACATATTCATTTTTACCTGTTTGTTCCATCTCATCTTTTTTCTCATCAAAGAAATCTGCCAAATTTTGCTTAAATGGTCCTGAATCTAATGATCTAAGTTGTAATTTTTCTTGTGCTGTTTTTGGTCTGTATTTTTCAACTTTAGCTTCCAAAGTATCTAACTTGGAAACAATCGTATCCATTTCCGCCAACTTTTCTTCCATAGTTTTGATTTGGTCAAAAAGATTTGTGAAATATTCTTCTTGTTTGTCGGCGATTGTTTTTTGTGAATCAACAAGATCAGTGATGTCTAATTCTTCAGTTTCTCCTTCACCTTCTTCTCCTTCAGCAGGAACTTCTTCAACATCAGGATCTGCAGCAACATCAACAGGTTCCCCTTCAGCTCCAGGAGCAGCGGGAGGTGTCGGTGCCGCAGGATCTGCACCTGCCGCCGCAGGATCTGCAGCAGGATCAACCGGTGCTGCCGCGTCTGCCGGAGGTGGAGGTATTGCCCCCGCATCTGCAGGTGGTGCCGGAATATCTTGTTCCATGATATATTTGTTGATCGAATTGTATCTTGCGATCTCTTTTAAAATTTTATCGTCTATGCTCATCTTAACCGTTTAATAATGTTTTATAACCCTGATTAGTTTCTACTTGAATTTTTTTGAATGTTCTCATAGTATTGTCGACTCTTTCAATAAGTCCGTCTTTGATTCTGACAGTATAACAATCTCCTGTGTCTAAGTCACAAACTTGTTTTGTTCCGTCCCCCATATCTTTTTCGGATACTCTTGTATTTTTTCCCAAGTAATTATCCAATAACATTTTAGTGCTCATAAGTATTTTATTTATAAATATCAGCTTATTTTGAAAGTTTGTACTGTTTCGTAAACATTATAAGCCGCAACAAATTCTTGTTGTAATGTTAATTTTTCTTGTTCAGTTAAACTAGTATACACATTTGCAGGTTGTTCAACAGGATAACTTAATACATATTGTTTTGCAGTTGCCGCGGATAATCCTTCTAGTGTTGAGAAATCAAAATTATTTTTATCTTGATTTAGTAATGTTAGTAATGTCGATGTTTTATCTACTACAAATTTTATAAAGTCTTTAAATGTATTGAACGATGCAACAGGTAAGTTACTGTTAGTTCCTCTTGTAATACAATAATAATTTTTCTTAATGTAGTTTACAAAATTAGGTCCATAAACTTCAGTCAGATTTATAGTGCTGTAGTTATTCTCATATGCATTAATTCCTGCTCCCTTACCCGAATCAACATATACCATTGTAAATGCTAATCCTGCAACAAACGGTGTTGTATCTCCCGTCGCTGTATAACCTCTACTCAACAACTCATCTTTTATTGCCGTAAACAACTCTTTAGTTGTTTGGGATGTTTGCGCTGGTACGTCAAGTCCATTATAGTTCAGATATCTTGGATTAATATTAGCAACACAATCTTGATTTTTTGTTAGTTTTTCTTCTGCTTTAATATTAGACAACACATTTTCTTTTTGAGCTAAAACGTTTGCGGAACTTTCTCTTTCTTTCTTTTCGTTTTGTTGGATTCTTGATTGTATTGTGTTCAATATTTTAATATTAAGTGTCTGAACAAAGTTATCAATCTTAGGTAAAGCATAGAATGGTTGTCTTGTTCCAGTAAATGATGTATTAAAGGTATCTTCAGTAATGTCATGAGTAACCTTTGTAATCATATATGGTCCTGAGAACATAGGAACGTTTCTGATATTAAAATACATTAATGGTTGGATTAATGCACATCCCATCATTTCAACACTACATTCATAACTTCTATTTTTATAAAGGTTAAATAAAGAAACGGATTGAGTTGTTGATCTTCTGTTACCACCCAAGTTAGCCATCTGATTTAACATTTCTAAAGATTCTGATGTTGGTTTTCCAGGATTTTGGTTAACACTGAAACTTTTAAAGATTTGTTGGTTTGGTTTTGTTACGTCCACGTTGAACCCAACTACTTTGTTTGATTTGTCCCAATCTAACTTGTAAGCTTGGTTTTCTTGAAGTGGGTTATCGCTAGCTCGTCTAAGATCAAAAGCATCATCTCGATATCTATAATCTATATTGTCATTCATATCCAAATGTTCACTTGGTTTGTTAACGTAATAACATAAGAATTTTGGTGAACTATTTCTGTAATCAACATTTAAGAATGTTCCAAATAAAGAATTACCAAATTCTA